GGGGGTGGTGCATATACAAGGAAGGGCGTGGCGCATAGAGGGGGGTGGGGGGCAAGCCGAGTGTAATGACATGACGAATGAAGAGAAAAAAAAGTGGGGTGTCGGCGCAATATATATACTAATATACTAATATGCCTGAAATGCCTGATATGCATGATGTCTTGCTTTGTTTTGTTTGGTTTTGTTTTTCTAGAAGGAGTGACGGTTTCATCGTCACTTCCATGAAGTGCTCTTTTTTTTATTCCCGTAGCTCACATAAAAAAAGGCAGAGTGTGGCATTCACCCCGCCTAAATTTGTGCTAACTGCTCCTACTGAATATACTAGGATTTATACTGCCTTAGCTTTGGCAGATACCTGTTTTTGACTGAGATTTTGCAAGAATATCAATCCTTACCGAAGATATGTATGGCTAATCAATGTTGAGTTTGATTCTGATTAGTTTAATCATCTGGACGATGAAAGCGAATAACAATAAAGCTGGGATTTTATTGCTGGTTTTCATGCTTTTTTTCAACTTTGTCTGCAACGTCCAAATCTATTTCCAGAACGTTTTCTGCTTTCGGGTCAATACCCATTGGCTTGAGCCATTTTTTCATGAAGGCTCGTGCTGACGCCTGCGCTGGGGTATACTTGACTTGTTGCGATGACATGAGGCTCTTGAGGTTTACGCCTTTCATTTTGCTCATGTCTATTGTGAACTCAACTTTTTCTGTGCCCGTGTTGAATAGGTACTTACCTACAACGGCACTGCCAAGAGTGTTGAAGAAAGCAAGAAGGGGATTCTTGTCTTTTATGCAATAGTCAAATATTTGACATACTACGGCTTTCACTGATTCAGGGTATTCTCTGACTATGTCAAATAGCGACACCGTGATGTTCACGTTCGCAAGGGATTGGGTATCACCCGTGCAAACGGCTTTTTTTTGTTTATTTTGATGTTGGTTATCCATATTTGGTACTCCTTTCGTCTCATCCGAGACGTTGCGATTTACTTGAGTGTTACTAGACTTATCTTTTTGATAAGGTTCAGACTCACCTTGAGCCTGTTGCGCATTTTCTCTGCGACTTCGCTTAACTTCTTCCTGCCTAATTGCACGTCTGCTCATCGAGTGGGGCGATTGACCCCGATTGTGGCGGTTAGGTTTCCTAACTCTTATAGGTGCGTTAAGCATGAACGGTACTTGGTTATTTGCACGTTTTGAACTCATTTTGGACTCCATTATCTTCGTGATATTGATGAAGCTTTGATAAAATAACCTATGTCATAACCGTGCAATTTAGCAAAATTGGCGTGATGCAATGGAAATGCAAGAGCCTGCGATTGCCTATAATCTTATTGGGTATGGCATGGTTTACGGGATGTCGTCAACCTTAAGAGGCGTTTCCCGATTTGCAGGTTTGCTATACCTGCCTTATTCGATAGTCTGCGGTGTTTTATCAGCCTGAAGAGGCTTTGGTCGATGATGTTTTCGATGAAGTTGTGCTAATCTCGCTTGTCAGGCGCACTTAGTTGAAACTAGCGCTGTGTGGCAGTTTTGCGAAAACTGCTTATCATTCTGCGTGCGACTCTGATTCTTTGGTGGTACTGTTCTCTCACTCCTTTGGGTAAGACACCACTGGAGTTTAAGAGTAACTGATATTTACGAACTGAGTCGATGCAACCCTGAGCTTTGAGTTGTTCAGGCGTTGGCTTACTATTTACGAATGTCATAGTTATGCTCACTTTCTGCCAGATAGACTGGCAATTAACACGCACAAGCGATTGACGGGACTCCGCACTACGCTTTGTTTTTATGTGCGCTTACTGAGATGCGTTGCTGAATAAACCTTTTAGCTGGTGTAACGGATGGTTGATTTTGCCCAACCGACACCTCTGCTTGGTATGTTGATAGAGGTGACTTCACTTATTACACCGTCTTTTTTAGCTAAAAGGGGATTGCTGATTAACTTTTGTTCGTCTAAGTCTTCAAGAGTCCCGCCTATTAAGGCTCGCACTTCATCAATGACCATTTCTGGTCTGACATTGAATCTGAAGGTTCTCCTGACAGTGACGAACACTGCGTCATTCTTCATGATAAACTCCTTTCAAGTTTATGATGCTTTGATACGATATAAGATATGCTGGATTTCATTTGGAAGCTAGTAAGAGAAATAACATTGTTATTACCCATACCAATCCGATTACAGATAGCATTGCAATTGTTATCTGTGATGCTATTGGAAGCATACTAATCATGGTAAACTCCTTTCGAGTTAGGATAGTTCTTTGGTATGACACTTACGGTGGTTAGCAAACTCATAATGGTTTGCCGATAGTTTGATTCTTATTCATGGCAAGACTCCTTTCATAGTGTGAGTTAACTGAAGCCGATTTACTCGGAACAGTAACATGGACAAATGGATACAATATACTCAAGCACACGGTTTGTTTCGCTTTTTCATCAGCACACGTATGGATTTACGGGCTGTTGCGGTTTGTAACGGTGCTCAAGAACGACACGCCGAGTATTCTTACTGCGGGGGTGTCTATTTACTGAGTAGCACGCTGGCTCTTATTAGCCGAGGGTGTTTACGCAGAGAAGAGTTTCTCTAACCAGCGACATGCACTAAGCACAACTTGGGCGTTGCGCTTATTGTTGCATACAATGATTGGTTTCTTCGATGTGGTGATTTTCAATAGTGTCGGCACGACTTTTTTGTCGACTTTCTTTATCTTGTCGAATAACCATGACTTGTAAGACTCCGTCGAAAGTTTCTGCGAGCAGTCTTTACTAATCCCAAATGGATTCGCAAGAGGCGAATTACCGAGTTTCCAATCTTTGTTCTTTCCGCCAATGTAGAAAAAATCACCACCTTTGTTAGCTGGTAGTGACTTCATAGCTTTTTTATCGGCGAAATGTTTCAGCAAGTACACTTTAATCTGTTTCATGACAAACTCCTTTTTGATTTGTAACAAACTACTAAATTGTCAAAACTGGATAGGAATTCAGATAGAGTTTCTCTGCATTCTTGCGGATTTAATCGTCCGAATCCAGCACCTGCCAGTGGCATACGAATGTGGGTGGCAGGATTATTTTTTGCGTATTGGGCTAACATGTGGGCTGAGTATTTCAAGAGAAAAACCGAAGCTTTACTACTCCAGTTATACTTGACTTGGAATAAGCCAATGCCTACCTTATTATCGGTAGGGTTTTGGAGAACTGTAAACCCGTATAGAAAAATATTAAGATTGTTGGTCGGCTTACTGCCCACTCTACGAATGTGGACGGCACTCCTTACCGCAATCCCGGGTATACGTTGAGTTAGCTCATATGCACAACCTCTACCCATGACTAATCCTTTCTTAGCAAGGAAGCCATTGGTGGAAACAATTATAAGTTGTGGGTGCGAGACTAGCTTAAATAACTCTTCACGTTTAAATAACATAATCAAACTCCTTTCAAAATCTCAAAACCATTAGTTAGCAAAAAAAAACAAACAAAAAACATAGAAGTAGCAAGTCCGTTGCCTACTCCAGCTTGTGTTAGGGTCTAATTCTGATTGAAGCTCCTAGTGTCCGTGACTTGTCCTACTCCCCTTGCACTGTTGAGACCCCCGTAGGGGTTATCTTTCAGCTACTCTTGCTCAGTTGATACGTCGCCTTTTGGTTTTGGACTTCTGTGTTCGCAACGCACAGAACCCCCACTATCCGTTTGCGATTACTTAGAGGGGCTCTCTGTTCTTCGTCATTCGGGGCAAAGGCGCACCCACTCTGTTGTCAAAGTTCTGCATCGTATATAAGACACCATGTTTGAGATTGTCAAGGTCGACAACTTTTTTGTTTCACGTCGTCCTTGATAACCCTAACAGGGCGACTGTTCTTGTCGTCTCAACCCGTAGGGCGACTTGTCGACTGGTGTGTTATGATGCTCTCTGAACTTATACCTGACAACAGCGTCGGGGCGACACCCGCTTGACGTGCTAAGAACAGAGAGGGTTTTCCACTCAAGTAACAAGCGAACAGGTGCAGTGGGGTGTGTGTTGTGAACGGTTTATAAGAAGTTCAGTCCCTGCCAAAAGGTGAGCGTAAAACAACTGACCAGGAGAAGTGTTCTGAAAGTAACCCTCACTGGGGTTGAGACGGGTTTTGCAAGGGGATTAAGGCACTTAGAACACGGTCACGGAGCGGAAGTCTGAGTCAGACTGTCTCGAACACTTGAGCAGAGTAGGCAACGGACGTTTTTGCTACTTCGCACTTCAATTCCAACGTACCTTAGTCATCTCATTGTGCTGTTTGTGCTCACGGAGTGAGCCCGTAACAGTGGTGACAGTTTCATCGTCACGTCTGTTGCGGTTAGCGTGCTTGGTTTTATCAACGGTGTGTCTGTTCACTCTGTTGCGTGCTCTTATGGTGTAAGAGTGGCAGACTTTGCCATTCACTCTTTCTTACTGCCAGTAAGAGGTAAGCATAGACAAGGGGACGAAGGCTTGGTTTACGGCTGTCTAGGGGACAACAGATGGCATTATAAGCGTGACCAGCGGTAGGTCTACATGCTAAAGTATGCTGAATTCCCTTTGCCGTCAATGGATTCAGGCTGACCTCTGCCACTTGTAGGTGACAACACGCGGTCTCGGCTTGTTCTTCCTGCCTGTTGTTCAGTACACGTGGGTAGGGGTGGTCGGTGAGGGACGAGCCGACATACAGCTCACTGTGCTCGCCTTGCTCTCTGTAATTATATATATAAAAGATAATATATATCATCATCATGGTCTTCACCCCCCTCTTCATGCCCACCCTCCCTCCACCAACATACCAGTATAAACCGCAACACGAAATCTCAGTTTTCTAGATAACCTGTGACATCCTTTGTCATCGGTACACCGAAAAGAACCCTTGCTAAATGAAGACAAATAGGATACAATTTATCCTAATACTAATACGGCAGTAAAATAGAGGATTAATGTTTGAATCAACGACTTGTGGGATTACTAACATGATGGGATTGATAGGCGGTCTCGTTAGTGTTTTGACTGCCATTTATATGCTAACTGCGAATAAACGTAAAGTAGATTCGGAGTCACTATCGAATACATCGGAGGCATACGAGAAAATGGTGGACTCTTACGAAAAACGAGTAGACAGGCTCTTGAAGAGAATCATAGAACTAGAGGGAAGAGTCCTAAAGCTTGAAGATGAAGTAAAAGCAAAGCAAGGTATTATTGATAAGCTTGAAGCTATCGAAGCTATCGCCGCGAAAAAGTGCGCCCAAGAACAAAAGATTACCCCAGAGAAATAATGAATATAGTGTCTGACGTCACATTCCCAGCGATAATAAGCCACATAGCAACAGTACCAAATTCACCCCAAGCACGGGTGTATTTTACTATAAACTCGGGGTACGGATTGCAGGCTGGTCAACTCATGAAGTGGAGAGATGACAGAAGGAGAGTGGAAGTTATTATAGCGGGTGCTGAGGGATATGAGGATAGGATTGAGTTCTTTGCTAATATTTATAAAGTTGGCACTACTAGAGATAAAGGACAGCTGGTTGTACTTCAGTATCCTACTAAGAAATTTGAAGACTTATACGAAACCCTGACAGGTATACATGAACACGGAAGCGGATTGCTTGTGGTCTCATGTTTCCCAGGGGAAAGCGAATATGATGATGGAGAAAAAAGACAAGGCTACAACAGAAAATCTCGTAGAAGGTAAGAAAGGCGGAGCTCTACAGAAGAGAGCATTGATGACCGCTCTGATTAATAAGCTGAAGACAATCCCTAAGGGGCAGTCTAAGTCAGCTGAAGAGCTTATTGCGGAAATGATTGTTGATGTTGCTCTCACTGGAGAGGTTCAGCTATTACCCTCTAAGATAGAGAACAAAGCTCCTGTGATGTTGTTCTCACCTAGAGACTGGTATGAGTGCGTGAAGTGGTTATTTGACAGAGTTGAAGGTAAACCTGTACAGGCGGTTGATGCTTCCATAAGGTCATCAATCTTCTTTGATGGTTTAGATACTATGGAGGACGAGAATGACGGAAATTCTAAGATGGACGGAAATGACAAGCTTCCATCCGAAACAGAAGGAATGTCTAAAGACGCTAAGGAGTAAACGCTTCGTAATGTACGGAGGCGCTCGTGGCGGTGGTAAGTCATACCTATTAAGGTGGTGGCTTGTTCAGGTTATGCTAGAACTCTTTAAGAAGGGCATAAAGAAACCGCACGTGTTCTTAGGTTGTGAGTCTTATCCTGTTCTTGCTGATAGGCAGATATCAAAGATAAACATTGAGATGCCTCGCTGGTTAGGCGAAGTGAAGAAGACACAATCTGATGGTCTTGCTTTTGTACTTAGGGATGAGTTTGGTGGTGGAGTCATGGTGCTCCGAAACTTAGACGACCCCTCCAAGTACCTTGGTGCTGAATATGCAGCTATTGGTATAGACCAGATTGAAAAGGTAAACAAAGAAGTGTTCGATATTCTTCGCGGAAACCTTCGTTACCCGGGAGTCACCAGCACTAAGTTCCTATGCACAGCTAACCCTGGAGGCAAAGGGCATCAGTGGGTGAAGAAACTGTGGATTGATAGAGATTTCCCAGATGAGTTGAAAGCACTGGAAGACCAGTTTGCGTTTGTTCAGGCTCTCCCGCAAGATAATGAGAGCCTTGACCCGCAGTATTGGGAAGACTTGAAGACGTTACCAGAAAAACTGAGGAAGGCTTGGCTCGAAGGAGACTGGGAAGTATTCTCTGGGCAGGCATTCCCTGGATTTGGTGATGACCATATCATAAAGGGAAATTTGGTAATTCCGCCAAATTGGATAAAGATTGTCGGAATTGATAGTGGTTATACCAAGCCGTTCGGGGCTGTATGGCTTGCAAGAGACCCCGATGTTGGCAGGTACATAGTATATAAGGAAGTGAAGATAGCTAGATTATCCGATAGCCAGCAGGCTCGGTATATTCAGGAGATTACAGCTCTCGAAAAAATCCATGTACGCTATGGAGACCCCTCTATGTGGAACACTAAGAGCGACGCAAAGAAAGGTCTCACGTCAACTGCCGATAACTTCGGAGATGAGGGCGTATACCTAACCCGTGCAGACAATAACAGAATCAGCGGGAAGAGGAAGATTGACAGACTCCTGATGAATCTCCCAGACTTTAAGCCAGGATTACAGGTTCATGAATCGTGTAAAGGGCTTATAGCAGAACTAAAGTACCTTGTTTTGGACGAGAAGAAGGTGGAAGACGTCGATACAGACCAAGATGACCACCTCTATGACGCCCTTAGGTATGCTCTGAGTTCTGCAAGAGGTAAGTTTCAGGATGATAATGTTGCTTTAAGGAGGTCTCCATGGGAGAGAATTACGACGATTTAATAAATGATGTAAAATCACGGTGGATTCTCATAAGAAGTAAGCAGGAAGGGGCTACTAGCGCCCAGATTTTAGATTTTATACTAGCGGAGCTAGAAAGGAACGACCTAAAGACGAGAATTTTAGAAAAAAAAGTCGAGAAAATTATAGATTTTATAAAAAAATTTGGTAAAAACGATGCTAAAGTAACCAGAAACCTAGAAAAATTACTAAAAAGAGCAAAGGTAATACCAACACTGCCAATAAAGAAGGGATTTAAAAAAAGAGGTGAAGAATGGGTACAGCAGGAAAGAAAATAGCAGATTCGGACTTCGACGATATAAAAGTTCACGCAAATAAGATTGCGGAGACTTACTCTGGGCGAGACGCACTATACACAGAGATGGAATCCATGTTTCTTCTAGAAGATTCAGGTCTTCCAGACGACTCATACATAAAGGAGACACTAGCTCCAGACCCACGAGTCACGCTCTTGGGTGCGGTTAGGTTATTGACTGCGGCTGACCCTGAATTCTCAGTACCAAACGAATTCAACTCAGCGGAAGTCAGAAAGCTATCTTCACCGCTAGAAAAAGCAGCGAAAGCTATATGGTATGCAAGTTCACGGATTCGCAAGAAACCGCTGCACTACGATTTAGCTCTATCTGGGCTTCTATATGGTGAAGAGCACATGTTTATAATGTCCACTAAGGATATGTATGACGCAGCTACTACACCTGCCGAGAAAGCTAGGGCAGAACGAGCCATGAAGATGACTCCGATACTATTTGACGTCATCAATCCTAAGCTAGGCTATGCGAGCTACGACAGACTCGGATTAGCTGCTTATGCGATGAAGCAAGAGATTGGGGTCTATGACGCGAAGACGCGTTATGGCGATGCCGTTTCAAAGATGTTGGACGACAGGAAAGATTACGATGTTGTCGAGCTAAATGAGTATTGGAACAATACAAATCATGCAGTATGGTTCACTGAGTACGCTGATGAACCAGTGGTTGCTGTAGAGCACGGTCTCGCGTTCATTCCTATTGTTGCCCAGATTACCGAGGGCTCTAACCTATTTGTTGAAAAAGACCAAGACAAGATACAACCGTTCTTGTACACTCTATATAAATCTAACCTTTGGAAGAGAAGGAATTTGTCGCTTACGGTTCTTTACTCCATGATGAATGCTATTGGTACAAACCCGCTGTTCTTATATAAGCGGAAGAATCCAGAGAAGCACATTGAAGTTGACTGGACTAGACCAGGCGGAATCATCGAGATTGAATCAGACGAAGACTTTAGTTCTCTTGCCAAGCACGTTATTGATGATAGTATTCTACAGGGTCTGGAAATATCAGACAGGCTTACTGAAGAAGCGACGATATTCAAGCAGACACTAGGACAACCACTAGGAGCTAATGCTCCATTCTCAATGGTGTCCCTGCTTTCACAGGCTGGACGATTACCTCTTGTTCCTTATCAGAGGCTGACAAACTTCGCCATATCTGATGGTATGAGAATGGCGTTTGAGCTTATAAAACAAGAAGGCGGCTCAAAAGAAATCCTTGGTGAGGAAGGAATGGAAACACTTGTTGCTAAGGAAATCCCAGAGACATTTGAGATATTTGCTAACTTAGATATTTCGATGCCGCAAGACGAACGACAGCAAGTTATCATGGCTACACAGGCTACATTCGGAGAAGACCCGCTTGTTTCAAAGAAATATGCGAGGGAACGCTGGATGAAGGTTGGGCAGTCCGATGAAATGCAGGAAGAAATCTGGGGCGAACGGTTCTCGAATCAGGAAGCTCAGATGGCTTACACGCAACAACAAATGATACTAGCACAACAACAGCAGATGATAGACCAACAGATGGAGATGCAGGCTCAGCAGCAGATGATGGCGCAACAACAACAAGGTGCGCCTCCAATGACGCCTGGACAACCAATGACTCCTCAGCCACCTATGCCTGGAGACCCAAACCAGATGATGCCTGGTGAGATGCAAGGTATGAACAATCAACTTGGCAATGTCACGGCTCAACCTGGAGTCCCTGGAGTTCCCCAGATGATGCCTGGTGACGGCGGTATGCCAATGCAGGGAGCTTCTGGTGTAGTCGAGTCTCCTATGGGAAATATAATGGAGAGATAAGATGCTAGATATTGGTAATGCAAACGATTCTATTATGAAAGGGCAGGCAAGGTTTGCCAGATGGGGCAAAAAATTCAAAGCAGCCTGGTATGCGCCTCGTATTGAGGCGACTAAGATGGGTATTTGGAACTCAATGCCTGCCGAGATAAAAGAAAACTTGAAGGCTCAGAAACCTAAACTATATAAAAGTATGAACGAAAAGTATGGAGGCAAATAATGAGTTATTATAGTACCTGGGGATTAGGTGGCGGTGGTTCAGTACCAAAATCTAAGTCATCCTCTAACTATTATAGTTATGGAGCACCTAAACCTAAACCTAAACCTAAGCCTAGGCAAGTATACGACCCAGTGGCGAGTAAATCACCTGCGTCAGGAAAACCACGTTACTCCCCAGAGTCAAGTGCGCCGCCACCAAGCGACAGCCAGTCTAATGTTCCGTCTAACGCGACTGGGACTTCTGGTAGTGGTAGCTATTGGGCTGAGTACTACAAGAAGAGGGTGCTCGATGCTTCTGGTCAGCAGGCTAAAACAAAACCCGCCGACCGTTACTCTCCTTGGAACTTGTTTTCAAAGAGTACTGGGGTCTTTGCTATGGACAACCCAGTTAACCGTGGTCTTTGGAATGCTTGGAAGGGCGCTACGTACGACCCTACGAGGCAGGGTGGTTTTGGTAGAAACTCTCCCTTCAGTAACCCATTCTTAAACAAGAATTCTGGGGGCTTTGAGTATGGGCGTGGTATGGGGGCAAAGAGTGACTACTTCCTACAAGAACAGGCTGACGCAGTGTTCAGAAATCAGTGGAGAACTGGTATCGACCCCAATCAAAACAGCAGGTGGCGTGAGCTCGAAAACAGAATACTAGACCCAGAGCACGTTCTTTATTTTGAAAACGAATTCTTGCCAAGGGGAGACCCAAACCCATACTGGAATCCGTACGAAGAGACTGGTGGCGGTGGTGGATATGGCGGTGGTGGATATGGCGGTGGGTATGGCGGTGGTGGGTACGGTGGTTATAGCCCCTACGATTCGTATAGCCCATCCAGCCCGTACTCTAGCTGGTATAAACAGTTAATAAACTGGAGAATCTAATGAACGACGTGCGAAAACATCTAAGTGATGACGGAAAGATTAGGAGATACGGAGGGAGCAATCCCACAGCGCCCAGGGTAGGGAGCTGGACTAAATCCCCCCGATTCATGGCTGCCTGGAAAACTCAACAGCAACCTAAACGTAGCGGCGGAACTAAGCAGAAGCGGCTAAGGGATGGGATGGAGTTAGCTGCTGGTAGAGAGCCTCGTGGCATGGTTGGCGACCTACGCCATTTAGCTGGCTTACCACAGGATTCTTATAAAAGAGTCGTGGCGCGTGCTGGAATGAGCGATATTGATATATCTGGCATCAATCCAAAAGCATACGATACGTACCTCGATATGATTGGCGGGCAATACGCAGAATCTATCGTGCCAGGAAGAATGATAACTGGGAAGAAGGGAGAGCCAATAAACTACTACGCTGACCCCTTAACCCTTGACACCTATAACACAATCATAGAGAACAGTGAAGACCCAGACAGTCTTCCACCATGGCTTCCTAAAGAAGGTATCCAAGAAGCCTATAAATTCCTAGCTTATACAAACAAAGGGAAGAGCGTTGAAGATTGGTCAATCGACAAGACCAGTGATGTGTATAATTTCTTGTCTAATTTAGAATCGCCGCCTGCTAGTATGTTATTCCCTCACCAGTATATGAACGATTTAGCTGATGAGGAATATAGGAGAAAATATAACGCAGGCGGGATGGATAACCTGAGTAAATTGCAGAAACTTCTCATGTCTCCGTTCTACTCACAGCCTTGGATGGAACTACCCAAACAAGAGATGACGAGAGAGCAGAAGAATAAGATGTTAGGGAGGGATGTTGGTGGCAGTATTCTTGCCGCACTGACGACAGCGCCAATGGCTGCTATTGCGGTTGGTACTATTGCTGGTGTGAAAATAGGAACTCTAATGCTTCCGTTCATAGCTGTTATGGCGGCGGCGAACTTTGCTGACAGACAACTGGAACTAGATTCCCCAGGTCTGGCGTCAGTAAATGCGTTTGCTGGTAACGTGCTTAATGCTCTATCTAGAGGTTCGGAGCAGATATATGGAACTCTCGAACTAGCTGCTACGGACGAAGAGTTTAAGGAAGTTCTGAATGGGGTTAGTGAGTACTCAATGAGTGAGTACGCGAAGTCTGCATGGCAGGCTAGTCAAATGCGCTGGGATGTCATGAGAGAGAGCACGATTCTCGACATAGCTGGCGGTCAAAGAACTGACCCAGATGAGATATGGAGAATCGAGCAAGGTGTTCCTAACCCAGTGAAAGTGGACAAAAGCTGGAAGTGGGGAAAGGAAGCCACGAACGCTATACAAGATGAACTATTAGCTGGTGCTGAAGTCGATGAAGTCATATCACACTGGGAAGAGGAGTTTGGATTCCAGGGCGTCTTGTCCGACTTGGTTATGCAAAACATAGTAGACCCGCTGAATGTCCTGCCAATGATGTCAAACAGAATACCACGTGCTATAGCTAACGGTAAGGTTTCTAAGGTTATAAAGGCTATGGATGCTGCGGGTGACTTTGCCAAACTCGCGAAGGCTATGGATTATGCCGACGATGCTTCCGATATAAACAAATTCATAGATGCTTTCAGCAAGGTAGACTCTGCGGAGCTTATAGCGAAGCTACAAGCTACCCCAGAAGGCGCTGATTTTCTGAAAATCTATGGGAAGATGGACGATATGCGTCTGGCGGGTAACATAGTGAAAGCTGCTGACAACGCTAGAGGTAATGCGTTTATCGACGCGATGCCGTTCCCAGTTAACATGGTTGCTGGGAGTATATATAAGTTAGTAAAAGGGGAATCTGGCTCTTACGGTGGGGCAGCGGCTGTATTTGAGAACCTGAAGAAAATCTATACAGACGGGTATGCACAGGACGCGGCGAGACAGATTGTTACAAAGGGTGGTAAGGTGAAGAACTTTTACGCGCCGCCTACGTGGTCTCCTATTGAGAGATGGTTAGGCGGTATAGATAAGAGCGGTATGCCCAGTTGGGCTACCCCGACGATTCTGCCTGAAGGTAGCGGTTTACTAAAGAAGATTTCTATTTACCTTGGAAGCCAAACGAATAGCTCTAAGGCTATCAAGTTTGCCCAAAACATGATGACGCATGTATCTGGGATGATGACTGGTCTAAAAGCAGAAGACCAAGTTGGTATCCTTTATAGGATGGGAATGCTAGAGGTTGGAGATGGGGCTATAAAAATTGAAGCCAAGCTGAACGGCTTGAGGAAACTGAAGGGGGAGTATATACCACTAGACGCAGACCTCGGTGAAGTGTTCGGCACAGCTATGCAAAGAATAGAAATAGACCCAGCTGTCTACGGTTCACAAGCTTCATTTGTGTTTCGGGATGCTATCAGGAAGGCTATCTCTAAGGGTCTAATCGGTAACGAGTTCCAGAAATGGATTGGAACTACTGACTCCAGAGCTAAATTGAACCAGATGGCTAACGCTCTAGGGATAGAGCCTAATAAGGTTCTCGATTACGTTGAGAAAGGGGACACAGCTACTCTTTGGAAAAAATTCAAGGGCGCGACGGCGGAAGAACCTATAGCTGGGTTTGATAGATTCTACGCTATGGGGGACGGTGACGCTACATCTTCAATAGATACTTTGTTGAAGATATTTACGTGGGACGCAGAGAATTCTAGGAAGATGCCGTGGAATGATGAGTTATTTCACGTTAACCTGCTTAATAAGCTCTCTAAACACGTTGGCGAATACGCTACGAATAGGTACATGTTGACCGAAAAGAGCGCTATAACGAAATTAATCAGGTATACGAATATCCAAAGGCAGATTCAAGGTGCTCTTGTTCTTGGACTGAATCCAAGATACGCGATATATAACGCTATAAACAACATTGTGACCCGTGTTGCCTCTGACAACTTTGGTTACATGAGGTTGACTGATATAGATAACTATAACAAAAGGATGGGATTTGCGAGTTGGAACGACGCAATCGACTTTGGTGACTGGAAATTCGAGGGCGAGGGCATGGATATTCAGAAGACCAAGATAAAGATTGACGACATTAACTATAAATTCGAGCACGAGTGGATGGAAAAACTCGCCAGAGGAGCTAACGCAGTTTCTATTTTCAAAAAACTGTCTAATAACATAGAGTCTGCGCATGCTAGAAAATCCTACATGAACGGCTTGAAGAAGTATTGGGACAATACGTGGGCTGGTGCTATCCCAGGGATGGATAACATCAACCTGCCGTCTAATGTGAAGAAATCCATTATGGCTAAAGTGATAGGCTCTCTGAATATGGATGAAGTGAGAACTGGTATATTCAAAGGCAACCCTGAAGAGATAGATATTAATATCTACACAAGAAGAGTTGCTGAGAATATGGCTAAGGACACCATCCTCACGCCAGAAATTCTTTCAGAGATAATTGATGATAGTGTCCTGCGGGCTTTGAAGACAGAGTTAGCAGGAGCACGAACGGAAGGCGACGTCGCTCGCGCTATTGAAAGGGTGCAAAGCGGTAATCTGGACTTCATAAGAAGGGCTATGGACGAAGATTTCAAGACAAGGGGAGCAGATATTCAGGCACGCATGAAGGACTCTGGTGCTTACACTGCTGCGAAAGAGTACGTTGATATGCAAATGTATCACCAAATGGAACATATAGCTCACTTCAGAGCTATTGATGCTGCCATATCCTCTATGGAAGGAATGACCTACAAACAAAGGAGCAAGGTATGGGACGGGATAGAGTTATCTGAAAATAAGCGATTCAAGGTACTTAATAAATGGCTCAGGAATTCAGAGGAGAACATCTTCGGCGCTGTGGCAGAATTAGACCCAGGCTCAAAAGCAAGGTACGATACACACCTTACTTCAATGAGTATGCTAGAAGAAATGTGGAGGAGGTTTTATAAGAAGCGTGGCACTATATGGCGCAAAACCTTCACCGCAGAGTACGTAGACGTCGAAGCTAAGAACTTGGCTTTTGATGCGGCAAGGCTGGAAGTCGACGGGTTGGCTGATACTGCCTACGACTTCGAGATGAGGATGTATGATAGGTCCGCTAATGCTCTGTTTGGCGGCGGTACGAGACCACCTGTTGCTCCAGATGCTGTTGGAGAATCTACTGGAATCAAAGCTGTTGGCGGTGAGGCTCAACCAGAAATCCCAATCGGTTCGCCAGAATCTCCTTACACGTATGACGCAGGGACTCTTAAGCGTTTTAGGGCGGGCGTTCCTGTAAAACCAGCGTATAGGATTGGTGAAGACGTCTTTGTTGGTGTTTTGCACGTTGATGCGATAAACGCTGCTAAGCAAAGCGGAGGTTACGACCAACCTGATGTGGGTGTAATTCGTAGACTCAGCGATGGCAAAGAATTCGGTATTGTTGAAGACGGTGACCTTGGTTTTTACGAGACGTCTAGCGGAAAATTCTTGACGCCCGAAGAATCGCGAGCAAAGTATGATGTAGCGTCATCAAAAGAATTCCTTGATAAGTACCCGCTCGAAGACATGCCCGTAGATAGCGGTCTTCCTAGAGGTATGACTATCCAAGAAGTTAACACTGTTCAACAAGCAAACAGATGGTTCAAGAAAGTAGGCGATAACGGTCTCGTTACGTCGGAAAAGGCATGGAAGAAAGGGACAGCAGGGGTTTTGACGGAAAAACTAGAAGCTATGGGTATCAAAACGAAGACAAAGTTTGCTGGTGGGGAAGAGGTCTACGTAGAGATAAGCGAAAACGACTGGGAAATGATAAAGGATTTAGCCTCGGAGTCTCAGAGGATAGCAGACGTCGAGGGCGTCGAGATACCATACACTAGGACAGATGGCAGTACTATGCCAGAATCGCACATTGATGCTGTAAAGACGTGGTTAGAGCACGTCAAGAACGCAAGAAAGGATATGATTGAAGCTGTAAGAGCGCACAGGAAGAAGATGATAGACGACCCGCCTACGAGTTATGGAGACCGTTTGGCTAGAAACAGTAAGTTCTATAACGAAGACTACACTAAGTTGATTATGGAGCTGCATAACGCTGAGATTGAGGGCGCTATGTTTGCAGTATCCTCAAAAGGGAGAGTTCCTAGCCAAATCAATAACGGCAGCATTACGAAGATGGAAGCATACATGAACCACCTGAAGCCGATGTTGGACGGTATAGGTACAGAGATTGCTAACGATATAAGAAGTGATGACCTTTACGACGGTAGTAAACTAACGACAGGACAAGCTAACGAAATAAACTCGTGGTTGAATCAGGTTGACCAGAACATGAGGTCAAATAAATTTCAAGCCGTGAAGTACGGCGAAGCCATGAAGGACTACACGATGCTTGATTACACCCATAGAACTGGGTGGGACGAGGCTTACTCGGTACTCTTCCCGTACCAATTCTGGTATACGCACTCATTTAGAAACTGGGCAATGAGGACTCTCGATAACACGAGTATGTTCTCCTCATTCTACAGGCTCAGAGATGCCCAGAAACAGATGGGCAAGATTGGAGTTCCAAGTAGGATGGAGAATAAACTACGCCTTCCTTGGGCATTTTTACCAGAGTGGGCTGGAGGGTCAACATACTTTGACCCGTACTCGCAATTCTTCCCGCCTAGCTCTCTATTCTCAATGCTTGACGTATTTAATGACGATAAGAGCCAACTCTATAGGACTGCCTATTATCACCTATCAGATATGGCTAAGCTCGGAGAGATTACGGAAGAACAGGCTATGAAGGCTAGAGAAACAGGAGAGGGCGATGAGTGGGATATGGCTCTCGAATGGGCGAACACAAACACTGGTTTTTCTGACCCGTATACACTCGCTTCTCAGTTCATGCAGCCAGCTATGAATATAGATATTGGTATTAACCTTCTTAAAGGTACGCCAGAGGAGATACCGCCAACACCTATATTGAATCTGTCTAGGGAGATGAAGAGCATGGTAGGTGAAGATACCGCTGCTGGTACGATACTTGGTGCTCCTGCTTGGGCAGAAGGCAAAGTTCGCCAAGCTTACGGTATGACACCAGCGCAAGCACAGTTTGGCTCATTCGGCGATTATTACGTGAAGAGACAGCTTGCTGGCATGATGACTATGAGCGAGATAAGCCCAGAGAATTATTCAAAGACACTACTGGATATGCAAAATGGGAAGTACGACTCTGAGTGGTACAAAATTGCTTATTCGAGAGCTTTAGAAGAGGTGAACATGAAGCAACCAGGGTATCTAGGCATGATGGCTGCAAAAGGAGGAGCTAGTTTGGCTGTTATAGGGGCTACAACTTTCGTATCTATGTTCCCACATGGCGTCATCACCCAAGGCGAACTCGAATACAGAGGACACCAGAGGCAAAACAACAGAGCGTGGGAGATTTATAATGCCACTGGAGATAAGACTGCTATGAATGAATTCTATGACGAGCACCCAGAGTATCGTTTGCGCTCTAATATTTTCATTGATGACCCGAAGTTGCAGGCTAAGAGTCTATTAATAACTAATATATGGGACTTATATACTGGCTTAGATAAAGCTAACCAAAAGATAGCTATAGAAGCATTCGGACAAGAGTTCCAGAGAGCTTTCTTTGATGACGCGACGAAGGACGAGTTCTCAGTAGAACTAGATACGCTTGCTAGATGGGCACAGATGCTGGGCTCTTCAATCCCAGAATCTATCCCAGAAGTACAGGAAGCGTTCTTGGAAGAACCAGTACACGAACTAGATATGTGGGACGACCAACATGCCAAGGACTACGGAGATTTCATCAAGGAGAGGGAAAAGTTTTTCCCGACTTGGTACGTCCTACAATCAAAATACTATGACCTACCCGAAAACGAGAGGTATCAGTTTACAAGAGACTTCCCCCAATTCCAAGAATATCGAGACTGGAAAAAAGATTACCTGAAGAAAAAACCAGGTATCTCTTCGGTAGTAGAGTCTGGTTCTATAAACTACGGTACTAAAGATGGGCTGAAAGGGTTTTTGACGGCAGAGGAAGCGGAATCTATCCCTGCCTTGTTATCAAATAGCTTGATTGCTCACTTCACATTCGACCAACCTTTAGGGGCTGGTGCTCTAATGTTGTTAGAGGATATGTGGATAACAGCGGGTAAACCTGGAAAAGATTTCAAAAGATGGTTAAACTACGAAATCGCTCCAAATTACACGCTACTTGTAAAATAAGACAATTTGTACTATAATTGTCCTAATTATGGAGGTTTTGTAATGACAGAAGATAATGTAAAAGCTAATTCTGGTGCAGCGGATGAGAAAACCGTAGACCTTTCTAAGAAACTTGACGACATTTACACGCCACCTTCAGGCAAGGATGCTGAAAAGCAGACTTCTACTGAAGAGCAGGGTAAAGGTCAAGAATCTAAGGAAGACGTATCAGGAGAAGACAAAAAACAAGAAATTTTGACAGAAGCGAAGGTTTCGGAGATTGTTTCAAGAGAAGTAACAAAAGGCTTGCAACGATTCCAGAGCATGAGCGACAAATCGGAAGCTAGGGTAAAAGAGCTGATAAAGGACAGTGAAGCTCGGACGAAGTTAACCATAGGGCGCGACTTGACCGACAAGGAAAAGACTGTGCTCGAAGGTAGCGTTCGAGAAGAGGTTCTTAACAGCCCGGAGGGAGATGTAGACGCTGAGAAGAGCGATACGTTTATCCCTTCAGATAAAGCCAAGCGTGAATTTGCTGCCAGAGTACAAGAGCTAGAGTTAGAGTATAGAACGCGGCTGTACGATGACGACGAAGAATTGAAAACAGTCAATTTCAGTCAGCCCGACCATTTGAAAGTTTTGGAAGAAATAGAATCTGCTCTGAAAGCTAAGGCTGGAAAAGGACAATCCGATAAAGACTCCGTATCTGGCGCTAAAGGTAGATTACCTCTTTTACAGATTGGTAGTTCACCAGACGCCATGAAAAACATGACACCTGGGGATTTGCTCAGAAAAGCATTTCCAATACCAGGGCAAGACAAATAAAATATAATAAACGGAGATAAACTATGAGTTACACACTCGCAGATTTCAGTCGCTTAGCGACTCAACCGCTTAAGAAAGCGGTTATCGACATTTTCCGACGTGAATCGTTCATGCTGGACACTCTCGCTTTTGAGACCCCAGGAACGCTGAATATCGAAATGTTGCGCACGAAATCACTACCTACGATTACGGCACGCGAGATTGGTGAAGCTTACACAGAATCAAAAGGAATCACAGAGAACCTACAGGAGAGAGTATCCTTCCTCGGTGGTTACATCGACGTTCCCAAAGAATACATCAAAGCCAAAAACCAAGTAGTGAACCAACGAGCGTTACAGACAGAGATGTTTGTTACCTCAATGGCATACAAGTTCAACGACATGTTCATTAACGGTAATCCTGAAACCAACCTGAAAGAAATGACTGGCATACACTATCGCCTCATAAACGATTTAGACGCTGCTCAATCTATCGACGCTGGTGGAGCGGACTTATCACATGGAACACCTGCTGATTTACTCGCAGCTCAGATAAAAATAGTTGACTTGCTTGAAGAATTAATACATACAGTAGACGGACATAAAGCAGACGTTTTGCTTATGAATTCCACGACCTACTTACGATTACTCTCAGCTCTAAGGGCTAGGGGTTACTGGGCGACGACCAAAGATTCATTTGGACGAAGCTTGCCGACATTCGGCGAAGGTGGACCAAAAATCGTAGACATCGGTGTAAAGAAAGACCAAAGCACGCTTATTATGCCTAACACCGAATTAGCTAACGGTACAGCCATCACTGGCGCAACCTTTACCAGCATCTACGCCTTGAAACTCGGCGACCCATTCTTAAAGGGTTGGCAGTTTGACAGCGTGAACGCTGAGGACATTGGGCTGCTAGAAAATGGCGTTTCGTACCGAAGTATCATAGATTGGGGTTGCGGTATTTATTTCTACAATCCTCGCTCTATGGCACGCATATACAATATTCAAGCTGCCGAATAAGGAGGCATACAATGGATGCAAATTTAAAACTATTAGCCTCTTCTACTAAGAACTCTACAGTGACTAACGCCACTGGAGTAGACTTTGGCGGCAGGGACTTACAACCGTTGACGTATCGCCTTACGGTGACTGCCTCAACTGGTGGTACAGAACTTTTGGACGTAAAAATCCAAGAATCTGATGACAATTCAACTTGGAGAGACTTCCTCAACTTTGCACAGGTTACGGGAACTGGGATTTCATATGTTACAGGGAAATCCGATGCTCGTTACCGCAGATATTACGCTACTATTGCAGGAACAACCCCATCGTTTACGATGGCAATAGACGTAGTGCCCGCAGGCAGATACGACAAGTTCTAAACAAGTATTAGACTGATTAGGGGGAGCGTAACAGCTCCCCCAATCTTTATAACAGAGGAAATATGAAACTCAAAAGCCGATTAAAAATGAAGGGTAGACTAAAAGCGAAGCTGATAAAAGGCTACGTGAAAGCTCCTTTCATATGGAAAATAAAAAATATACTCAGCCTCAGCTATCTGCGTAACGTGATTTCATACTACGTGATGCAGTTCTTTTCAAGGAAGACGAACGTTCTTTCAACTACTGGCAGACTGAGCGCCAAACTGAAGCATAGTGGGCAAGTGATTGACTATGGGGTAATATCTCATGGGGTAGTAACCACTGCGTTCGTAAACTTTCTGGTCGACCAGATGCAGACAGAAACTTCTGTATTTGGCGATTTCAAGTTTCACGACTCTGGCGTAGGTACGACTGCCGCTGTTGTCGGAGATACCGATATCGAAACGACTGATGGTGAATCAAGGGCGACTGGTACACAGATAGAAGGCGCAAGCGCCAATATCTACAAATCTGTAGCCACGATTACCTACACAAGCGTAAAAGCAATCACTGAACACGGGTTGTTCAGTATTGTAACGGGTGGAACACTACTCGATAGGCATGTATTCTCTGCTATAAACGTAGAAAACACAGACCAAATCGAATTCAGTTACGAGTTTACAGTGTCAGTTGGCGGATAATGATAAAGGGTATTAAACGAACAGAAACGGGTGTTGAGGTTAGTTTTACTGACCTCCCAAAAGAGGCGCTGACTGATATAGAAATAACATCAGACTCGTCTATTGAAAAAGGTGGGCATGATGTTTATCTCTATAAGTATATTGATTTGAGTATGAAGAATCCTAAACGAGTAAAGGTTATGGTTGTTAAGAAGGGGGCGAAAGTAGAAAAGGATTGGTGGAATTATCCACCTGACATAACCGAACCTAAAGAGGTAATCCGTGGCTGAGTTAATGTCTGATGATTTTGAAACCGGTGGCTTTTCTGTTGATTGGGACGAACAAGTAATAGATGGTGGTGATTTAGCAGTAACCGAAGCCGCCGCACTTCACGGCACATACGGTTTGAGTTTTGTAATTGATGACACAACGAGAATGTATACTGGTAGGTTCTCTGATTCAGACCAGAGCGAGGTGAGTTTTCGCTTTTATATAGATATTAATTCGCTAACAATGGCTGATGGAGGCGAGTTTGTTATATTCAGCACTTATAACGAGGCGTGGGATGGCGTCCATTATTTATATATTCACCGCGAAGACCCTTATTATTATCTCGTAGTCAGAGACGCTGTAGATGGCGCATGGGATTTTGAGGAGTCATTTATCATTACTGATGAACCCCATTGTATTGAGACTTATTGGAAGGCTTCAACAGGAGTCGGGCAAAATGATGGCATTATAAAATGTTGGTTAGATAATGTACTAGAAGTAGATGAAAGCACGGTAGATTCTGACCTAGAAGCTATCGCATATTACGCGATAGATTGTAATAATTTAGACGCAGGGACTTATGGTACTTATTACGTTGATGATTTTGTTATTAGAAGAGACGATGACTCTAGGATAGGGTCTTGGTCAACGACGCTTTCACTTGCAGGTGTACTGACTAGCGCTGGAGCAATCACGAAGAAGGCAAAGAAAAACCTTTCTGGTATATTGTCATTTGCTGGCGTAGTTGTAAAAAAGACATCAGTATCGTTATCTGGGGTTTTGACTTCGGCTGGCGCTATGAGCAGAAAGATATTTAAGTCGCTTGCTGGTACTATTACCAGCTCTGGCAGTATATCTAAGAAGATGTTCAAGTCGCTTGCTGGCACACTTACTAGCACAGGTAGTGTAGTAACCGACCATATACTGACTTATATCGCGAACAAAGTATACAAATACAGAGCGAAAAGGACAAAGAAATAATGATAACAATAAAACAGAACACAGCTATAGACATTATAATAGGCGCTTTTCTCGATGAAACTGACGGTTATACGGCTGAGAATGGCTTAACAATAGCGTATACGGATGTCAAACTATCGAAGAATGGTGGCGCTTTAGCTAGTAAACATGAGGGAACTGCCCCAGTAAACGACTCTTTGGGGTATTACACCTGTAGTTTGGATGTAACAGATACAAATACCCCTGGTTTACTAAGGCTCGCGGTGCATGTGTCTGGTGCACTGCCAGTATTTGAGGATTTATACGTTCTTCAAGAGAACGAATCCGCGTCTGTTCCAGCTGACGCTACTCCTGGTAGTTCGAGAAGTCTCTCTGGTCTTGTTTTGCAAGTAGCAAAGATACTTGGCGGAGTACGAGAGGGGCTGGCTACTGCGGGCAGTACAACAACCCTTACAGACGCGAAGAGAAGATTAGAGCCAGCGGAAACATGGGATGGGGGGTTCATTATTATGCTCTCTGGTACTAATGTTGGGGAGATGAGAACTATAACTTCATACGCAGAGGGAGTATTCACGTTCGACGCGCTAACATACACTATTGCGGGAGCTGACAGATACGCAGCAGTCCCCCACTTATTTAGCAAAGAAGATATTGTTTCTGCTATAAACACAGCTTTACTCGATTTTGGGGATTACCTACAACACGACGAAACCCTGGAAACGGATTCCGACGCGCAGATTTATACCCTGCCAGATGATGTTTTCAACGTAAGGAGGTTTGAAGTTGCTCAGTCCGATGATTCGCCTTATGATTATAAGGAGCAGTGGTATTGGGACGAGCACAGCGGTTACATTTATTTCAAGGCTGGCAAAGAGCCCGCTACGGACGATATGAAGATAAGGCTTTGGTATATTGGAACTCACCCCGAATTAGTTGATGACGATGATGGGATTGATACAGAGATTGACGACAGATGGTTGAAGTGGGCTGCCACAGTGAATCTTTATCGGAGCTATTATTCTCAGTACGGTGAAGCTGACCCGCACAGGGTTCAACTTATGAACGAGGCAGTACAGAACGAGGCTATGGAGCGAATAAGGGTGCAAGGTAGAGTTACAAGGGATATGGCTAGGACGCCTATGTTGAGGAGCTAACGATGGATGTACAGGTAGGGTTTGGTTTAGCAAGACCTTCGCATCATATGTCTCTGTCTGATGGCGAGACAACGATAGGATTAAATCTGTGTAAGAGAGACGGAAACATAGATGCCAATGCTCTAAAACGAAACCCCGTGAACAGAACAGCTTTGAAAACTTCACAGGGTAGTTTGACGTACTCTGACCTTGAAGAGCCTTGGTTCTCCATTGCTCAGAGCTCGTGGGCTAACGGCAGGGGCGAAGATGACCTTGATACAGATAGAGAAAGCTTCTTTGATAATTTTAGGACGATAAACCTTGGAGATAAGTTTGTTCTTGGTGCTTTAGAGAGAATGCATTCTGGGATAAGAAAAGGGGACATACATCAGAATGAGGATACTGGGTTATCCTGGGTCGGGCTTCACGGAGGGAACGCGTATACGGCAGTGAAGTTTACGGCTGCTGAGAACTACGACGCTGTAAATATTTATCTCGAAATAAAAAGGAGAGGAACTCCAGAGGGTGACCTATACGTGGGTCTGTTCAACGATAACGCTGGTGTGCCTGGAACGGAAATAGACTCAACCTCATTTGATACGGACGACATTGACGATATTCTAGCAATCAAGTTAAGGGCAACGATAACCTCATCATCTCTTACTGCCACTACAGATTACTGGGTGAAGGTGTGGGCGGCAGACGGTGATGGTAATAATTGTTGGCTGGTTGGGATGGATAATAGTTATTCTGGCTCTACGACATATAGGTCGGAAAGCGAAAGCTCGTGGACTGTACTGACAGACCAGATGTATTATTATGTAGCCGAGGTTATAACACAATATAGTCCGATATTCTTCAAGTATAGAAGAGCTGACTATGTGATTCTATCAAGTTCGTCTGGAGCTCCTGCTATTTATATAAACGGTGACAGGGGATTTGCCGACGCGAACACAGGCGCACTCTCGACATTAGTGGATGGGACAAAATCATGGGAAACAGACCAATTCGCAGGGGCAGTCGTCACTATTATATCTGGTCTTGGTATGAACGAGCCCCAAAGGTGGCGCACAATAGACTCAAACACAGGTACTGCGCTAACTTTATCGGAAGCTTGGACAATAACACACGATACGACAACAGAGTACGTGATATTAGGCGCAGACACGTGGGAGGTAGTAGCTGGACATGGAATAACAGACCCAATTAACAATGTTCTCGTCCACAACAACATAATGTATTTCGCAGTAGGCGATGCTGATAATATAAGGAGGGGGAAATACGACTCAGGTGGATACGCGTGGGCTGATGACGGAACTAATAAAGCAGACTATCTATGTGCTGTCTTCAACGGGACTGATGGATACTCAGTATGGAGAGGTGTGAATGGAAGCGTTCCGTATGTTGACGAGTCAGACTCGAAGGCTTGGGGAACTGACCTCGTATTCGGTACAAACACCGAATTCAAAGATAATTACGGGCAGATAACAAATTTAGAGGAGTACGGTACAGAAAACACACTATGGGTTATGAGAGAGGGAATTGCTTTCTACTTAGATGACGATGTTCCTATAAAAATTCCTCTTGAAGAGATGGCTACTATGATGGATGATAATAACGGCTCTGCTACTCTAATCCACAATGTGTTCTTATTCTTTACTCTTGGCAGTGGTATTGAGAGATACTACGAATCCTCTCTTGATGATATTGGTATGAACAGAAACGAGGGTCTGCCAGCTAACAGGCAGGGCTTAGTTTCCTCAATGTTGGGTAGACCTGGAGAATTCTATGCTTCGGTTGATGGAGGGAGCTCTAATTACAGCTCTATAATGGCTTGTGATGGCGGCGAGTCTTGGTACGAGGTGTTTAGGGGATACACGGAGGGCGAGCGCATATTAGATATGCACTTCCAAACAGTACCTGGCTCTGCCCCAGACAGGATGATGGCGTATGTGGGAGGAGACATACTAACCCTATGCTTCCCATCGGCTACAGTAGACCCGACCAAAGATTCGAGTCACATGTATACGCACGAGGGCGCTATTGAAAGCGGTTATGTGTACGCGAACTTGTTTGATGTTTACAAAATCTATAACTCTTTGAAGTTGTTCGCCGAGAACCTCGTAGAGGACGAGCAAGTAATAGAGTTTGATTATAAAATAGACGACGAAACAACGTGGACTACCCTGGATGAGAATACATTCTACGAATCACCTTCTCAGGAATTGCTGTTTGGCGATATGTTTAGTGTTTCCGCGAAGAGACTTAGATACAGATTGAGATTGATGACGGAAGATTCTTACATTACCCCTGCCGTGAAGGCAGCTGTTATTGAAGCCATAGCGAGAGTTGACGTGAAGTACAACTACACGACTAACTACAGGGCGGAGGACGGCGACATTGATTTAGAGGCAGTTGAGAATCCTCTTTACAGAGATGCTGCTGACATTATCTTTGTTATTGATGGCTGGGCTGAGGGTTTGACCCCATTAGTTATGCGCTCTACGAAAGAGCCTTATGATAATAAGCGGGTTTACATTGACCCACAACCAATACAACCAACCTCACACGAGAGGATAAAATATGTAAATTCGTTGACATTATTAGAGGTCTAGATGGCTGATGCGTACGAGTTTGATAAACTCGAAACACCAGAATCTAAGGTTTGGGGAGTTTATGATGGACAGACCGTAAGATTCAAAGAAGAGTGGTTTGTGATACAAGCTCTGCTGATGCTGAAGGTAGACTTCAGTTACCAAGTTCCTTTCCTTGGTGGTTATTACAGGAGGGGTGGCGCGGTACTTGATTTCATCTGCTACGTGCCTCCAAAAATGATTATAATTAGAATCAACGGAGAACATTGGCATGACAAGAATTCACTGGAAGATACTATAATGAAAGAAAAACTACTAAGACGATATAAAGGTTCTGCTGAAGTAATAGACATAGATGCTGAAGATGTCGATACGCAGGAGAAGGCAAACATGGTTATAAGAGAGGTACTATTCTAATGGCTACTATAAATAAAGTAAACGTAAGAGACATATATATACATCAAGGAGCTACTCGGCAATTTACACTGAAGCTGAAGGACAACAACGACGTAGCTAAAAATCTCTCTGGCTATACAGTAGAGATGACTATTAAGAAACATGCGAGCGGAGAATCAATCCTTGAACTTGATTCAGATGGAAACGGCATTACCCTGACTGGAGCTTCTGGTCAGATGGATTTTCTCATGACAGCAGCACAAACCGCTGCCTTCGATTTCGTAGAGGGGGTGTTTGACGTAAAACTGACTAGCGGAGCTTCCTCAGTTACGTATATCCTGCGCGGTAAAGTCATAGTGACACGGAGGGTAACTATATAATGCAACTCACAATTGAAGATACGTTTTATGAAACACTAGAAATATATGATACTGAAACAGTTTTGGAGATGGCTGACTTTGATGTGGGGCTTCGTCAGATGTTAGAAGCTTCCGAGTCAACAACAACAACTGCCACGGACGCTATAACTTTGATGGATACGGACACAGTTATCCAACTCATAGACCCTGGTGGCTCGGACAGAATTGTTACTTTGCCAGCAGAAAGTACTGATAATCATGGGTATTTAATATTTAATACTGCCGATGCTGACGGAGAAGAGCTCACAGTAAAAAATGATGGTGGGTCTACATTGGCAACTGTCTATAGAAATGGCGCTGGATGGTTTGTCTCTAACGGCACTAACTGGAAGTCAGCGGGATTAGGGACTATGAATCCCGATACATATTACTACAGGCATGTGTGCGAGGGCAGGTTATCTCTAACAACAGGTGTTCCAGTCACGACAGCTGATGTTGTTGACGCCACAACTCTTTATTTCACGCCTTATAATGGTAATAAGGTAGCTATATACGATACAGCAGAAAGTGCGTGGGAAGTACATGAGTTTACTGAGAGGTCTATCGTTGTTAGTGGATTTACCGCCTCAAAAAATTTCGATATATTTATTAACGATGAGAGCGGGACTCTTACTCTAACTGGGTTAGTCTGGACAGATGACACAACTAGGGCAACAGCACTTGCTTGGCACGAAGGTCGCTTAGTAAAATCTGGTGCAACAGACTATCTCTATCTTGGCTCAATCCGCATAGACGCAGACCAAAAGTGCAATATGATATTCAAGGGTGGGCAAGCAAATTCTACCCCAGCCAAATTAAATGTTTGGAATTACTACAACAGAATACAGCAGATGTTTGCTATTGAGACAAGCGCAAACTGGACATACGGCACTGCAGCTTGGAGGCAAGCAAACGCAGATACCGATAATCAAGCGGATTTTGTTATTGGCGTTAGCGAAGATAGAGTTTACGCTCGTTATCATAACCGTATAGATTGTGGTGTTGACGAAGCAGGACTGTTGTCTGTTGGCCTTGACGCAGTAAATGCCACGGCCACGGACGCAGATGTGGCGCGTTTCTATAATAATGCGGGGTCTTCACAGCTTACTTGTGAAGCGAACTATTTAGGGTATCCCGGTATTGGCTATCACTATCTTGCGCCGATAGAAAACGTGGCCGCTGGAACAGTAACTTATGAAGATGGAGGGTATTTTAGATGTCATGGAGTGATAAGTGGATAATATAAATGTAAGAAAACTACATAAAGAGATTGAACAAGCTGGAATAGAAATATGCGGCTGTGATTCTGGCGGGAAGGTTTTAGATAAAGATAATAACGAAATCCAAGACCGTGCCGATGTAAAGAAGGTTATTAAGAAGCATGACCCTACACCAATACCAGTAGAAACTGAGGAAGAAAGAATTGTCAAGATAGTTAAAGATAAGTTTGATGTAGTAGAAAAGGTGGTAAAGTAAAATGCCACTAAAACTATCGGGCATGGAGACTGGAATAGATGTTTCGTATTGGCAGGGTGAGATTAAGTTTCACGAGATGGAGACATACCCTGGTTTCATGTTCATTAGAGCCTTGTTTGGTGCAGCATATTCTTGGAGCGGTGGCGATTACGATAAGCAGTTTGACAGGAACTGGCTAGTATCTAAGGAATTCGGGATACCGAGGGGTGGTTATCACTTCCTCTTATCTTACCAGAGCCCAGAGCTACAAGCTCAGCTGTTTGTAGACAGGATGACTAGGCACGGGGACATAGGGGAACTACCACCCGTATGCGACGTAGAATACTGGCAGAGCAGGTACTACCCAGACAGATACAGTGCACCAAGTCTTTCGGGAATTAACAGGTTCTCTAACGAAGTGATGAGATTGACTGGTCTGGAGAAAATAATTATCTACGGCGGTGGATTCTTAAAAGGTCTGACTAATCTTGACAAGGCGATAGAACTGAAGAAGCACGACTTCTGGTTAGCGCAGTACAACAGCTACAGCAACATCGAAGTTCCTCTGCCGTGGGACACCTGGACTTTCTGGCAACATTCAGATAAAGGAACAGGAACACCCTATGGTATCAGAGGCAACGTGGACATGAACTACTACAATGGTACAAAAGAGCAGTTCAGTGAGTATCTACGGGGCGGTGTGGTTACACCCGTACCTCCGCAACCTCCTGAACCCCCAGCACCGTTGAGCGGGAATCTAATCGTCACTGGTGGGCATGTATGGATGAGGAAAAGCCCTACATACTGGGATGACTCAGAGAAAGCGTACGCAGCTCCTAGAGGAACGGAACTTGAATTAACAGGCGAGGAATACTACGAGGAGAGCAGCGATATTATCTGGGTAAAAGTGAGAATACCCCACGATGAGCTATGGATTACATCTAGTCCTAAGTGGGTAGAAATTAAATAGGGTTTTATGTTATAATGCACTTGTCAATCTGTAGCATATATTAGCTAAAGGAGGTATATTATGGATAATATTTTCGAATTAGTTATAATGCTTGTCGGAGCACTGTTTTTCATTTTCGTGTTGTCTGGAGCATCGGAGCGTGTAACCGAGCTACTTAAAGGAATCATACGCAAAATCACTAAGGACAAATTTCCTCGCGGCGATTGGTCTAAGTTGTTAGCTTTGATTCCAGCAGTAGGCGTAGTGTACGGCTTAGATGTGGACTTCTTCTCGCAGTTCGAGTTATTCGAAAGCGTGGACGCGGATATGCTGAGGGTGCTTAATGCCATGTATTTATGGATGGCGTCAAATTGGATACACCCAAGGATGAAAGAAGCATTAACCAAAGAATAAATAACTTCTTGCACTCTAACCCTTGACATTGGTACGGGGTTGTGGTAAACTACAGATAGACAAAAATGAGGGAGCTTTTCGTTAGCTCCCTCGCTTGTTCCCAGAACGCAAGCGTCAAAATTATGTCAGAAAGGAGAGAGTATGAGAAAATTGGAAGTCCCAAATTATACACAAGTACCCAACTTTGTATTGGGGAATCCATACGGGGGAGACGATGAGGTAGGTTTGCTTCCAGACATGGACGGTAGTGAGCTGAAGGTTTTTCTGATAATAACTAGAATTACTGTTGGCTGGCACAAAAGAGAATCGAGAATATCCATAAGAAGATTGGCGAAGGTAACTGGTTTATCTACGTCAACTGTACAGAAAGCGGTAAAGAAACTGCTCGATAAAAGCCTGATATACGTGAAGAAGGGGAGGGGTGTGAATCGTTACGGACTACTGCTCCATAACGATGGTGTAGCGATAACCGCCACAGCTGTATCGAAGACCGATACGCCATCTAATAAAGAAAACGGTAAACAAAAAGTATCCGAAGAAGAGCTTTTCCTTCTTTCCCTGCCTAAAGCAGAGTGGGAAGGTGCGTTACGCAGATATTATCCGTGTAAAGAGCCGAATAACTTAGCGAGATTGTTGGCTGAGTTTGCCACTTTGTTCAACATAAACATTCCTTTATTTAAAGGAACAGCACAACGCACTCATATTGCGAGAGGCTATCACTTCATGAAATCGTGTGAGGGGAAAGACCCGATGAAAGTTTTGCGTATGGTGAAAAAGCGTTACACTTCAGAGAATGCCAACTTTACAGTCTCTAATCTTGGCTCACTAGCTAATTATGCGACGTCAGTGTTAGCGAAGGGTAGAGGGAAGACTTGGGGTTCAAAGGACTCTAAATCATCAGGAGGTTGGGATGGATAACAACGAACTGATTACCTTTTCTCCGAAACAAGTAGGCGACATGACCGTCTCCCTTGTCGAGGAGATGAAGAAGAGTCCGAACTCTGGCATTCGCGCAGGAATACAGGAGTTGGATAAGTACATGCTGCCAATGAGACCTGGAGATATGGTAATGGTGATAGGTCGCCCATCGAATTTCAAGACTGGTCTTGCCCTGAGCATAGCTAAATCCCAGTGCGATGCCATAAAGTTTAGGAAAGAAAAAGATAGCGTAGTTGTCTACGCTACATGGGAGACGGCAGTAGAGGAGTCTGGGTTGATAGACCTGACCTCTGGAAACGGGTTGAACAGGACAAGTATTCTCAGGGGCATCATAACAGACGAGGACATGGACATCTTGAAAGACTCTGCTATTCTGAGAACCAAAGAGCCTATGTGGATTGTTGGTCACAGCATAGCACACAGGAAAGAGAGACCTAACCTAGATATTGCATCTATAGTAGGCGCTATGGGGTACATAGAGGAGCAAGGTAAAGAGATAAAGCTTATTATCATTGATTATCTTCAGCTTGTTCAAGCAAGGGGATTCTCAGACAAAGGCGCGAGAGTAGCCCATGTGGTGCAAGAATGTAAGAATATGGCTCTAAGATATGCGTGCCCAATCCTTGTGTTGTGCCAAGCTAAGAGAGAAGTAGATTTACGAGAGTTTCAACTGCCTAGATACGGTGATGGAATGTGGACTTCTGAGATAGAACACGCGGCTGACAAGATTTTGACCGTGTGGATGCCAAAGAATTCCATACCTCAGGGCGTAGATATTCCGCTGTTGAAGGCTGACTATCTAACGAAGAGTGAACCTAACGTCTTGTTCATAGCTATGGATAAACAGAGGTGGGGTGAGGCTCAGAATATAGTAAAGGCTAAAATAGATTTCGATACGTATAGAATAAATAAATCAGAGGACTACACCAGAGCACTGGTTGTAGGGATTGGAGGATAGATATGGAAGTGTTTACAGAGCATTTAGTACAATGGTTATTGGTAATGCTGGCGTATGCGTCTGGCATGATAGTGGGATGGATTATCACGAGGAGGCGATAATGGCTAAGGGAAAAATAACGATACTGAAGAGAGCTATCGTTGTGTGTGGTGAATGTGATAATTGCGAAGTCGTTTTAGACAAGGGGTGGCTAGAGACCGAGAGGGAACTGCGAAAACGTGGTTGGTCACGGGCTGACGCAAGGGTGTGGTTGTGCCCTACTTGTGCGACTAAAAGGCGAGTTAATAAAAGAGTCTCATGCAAGACATTCAGGGGTCTCTTTACGAGAGGCGGAAAGGAATACGTGAAATCTAGGGACGGAAACATATATCCCGTAGGAAAGGTGAAAGATGTGTAATTCTACTACATTGATACGGGTAAAAATACCCGCGGATTTATCTTGTTCTGGCAAGGAAAAATGGAAAGAGTGCAAAATAGACAGTTGTATATCAGGTATTGTCAATGCTCTGCAAGTGGGAGGTATTGATATGCGTTCTTCGTGTTGCGGACATAGGAAAACGGAAGGTCATATTGCGTTACAAGATGGGCGTGGGTTACTAATACTAAATGCGGTTGATTATGAAAAGTATCTTAATGAGAGATAAGGTGAAAAATGAATAACAAAATAACTGAATACCCCAAAGTTTCAAACAAGAGGCTGGAGAAGAAAATAAGAACAACTACCAATATAGAGGACGTTTCTATATTTTTAGAGTTAGCATACTTGCGAAGAGTCGTGTCCAAGGGATTAGATAGACCATATGAACACGCTATAGACTGTGGGCAATAACTTGAAGATGATGGCGTAAGAAAGGAATGAAGACGATGGAAGTAAAACTTAGCAAGAGACCAGCATCACCAACACTGATTAGGAATTACCTGCGCTATCAAGCGACAGTAGCTAAGGAGGTAAGCCCTAAATTCAGAGGCGTCGTTGTTGCTGAGATGGAGAAGTACGTGAACTCAGTCCAGCGCAAAGTCACTCTCGCTTGGCTGTTTGAACGCAAAGACGGTATAGGTATGCTGTCGTCTAACGACCTGACGCCAGGGGAGTTAGCGGCTCTGCATGTGTGGATTGAGCCAATAAAGGTCGATGATGTGTGGACTAATAGTCTTCACTTTGCGATGGAATTTAGAAACATAGCTCGCCTTGCCTGTAGACAGTACATAGGTGGTGAGCATGGCTTTGATGATTTAGTGACGTTAAAAGAATTGACAGAAGAAACGATGAAGTATATGATGAGAGATGCAAAGGAGGTAATGCAATGAAAAGAGTAGAGAGAGTGTTTCATGATGCCGTCAAGGCGAGTATTAGACCATCTTCTTATACAGTGTGTGTTGAGTGTCCCTCTTGTGAAACAAAACAGAGTTTTCACTTGAGCCACTTGGAAGAGATAAGACCGCTGGAGATGTTTTGTGTTATGTGCAGGGCTATACTAAGGCTGAATTATAAGGAGGAGGCGTAATGGCGTATACATTAGCAGATTTCACGAGGAATGGTGGACTAATGAGCAAGGCAGAGGCAAGGGAGAAGTTTCTTGAGGGTATTCGACCAAGCGAAATCGACTCTCTTGGTGTATACAGGTATTACACGAAAGAGAATGAGCGACTGTGGCAAGAGCGACAGCAAGTCCGTAAAGAGGAAGAGAAGCCTAAACACTATTGTGTATGCTGTTTTGGGTGGTCAGTAGATGATTCCAGGGGGCATTGTTCTGGTTGTGGGTATCCCAGGGCAGATAACGAATCAGAAGAAGAGCCTGATATGATGCGTGGTAGTGTTCCCACTACGATGGAGTATGACCAGATAGAGCCTATGGGTCGAAAGGCGTGGGCGTACATGATGAAGAGGCTCGATGATGAACAAATGGAGAGAATAAACGTCTCTTATAAAGAATTTGTGGCTGAAGGCAAAGAGAACGCACAAAAACTGAAGGCGCAAAAACTAAAACTCTTTGGCGGCGCTAGGCTAGGCGGAAGGTCGCGGGCAAGAGATGCGATATTGGCGGCGAAGAGGATAAAAACATGGGATATAAAGGAGACAACATAATGGACGGATACATAAAAGAGTATTTGGATTTAGGCGCAACACCAGAGCGGATAGCTGAGCTTGAAGAGGAGTTTCGTAAACCTGTAAGACAATGGGAAAAGAAGTTTATTCTCGGTATGCCTTACGGCGATACTATTACAAACGCGAAGCAAGTAATTCCTCAGATGTGCTACTACGCACGCAACGGAGTTCCTATAATGACTTACAACAGTCAGTTCGTTGACATTCAGAGGAACGAGTTTGCTCTAGCTACGCTGAAAGAGAACTTTGATTATCTCATTATGCTAGACATTGACCAAGAGAACGGGAGGGATGTTATAGAGAAGTTCGCGGCGATAGCTTATTTGCGACCAGACGTAGAGGTCGTGTCTGGAAACGTGGCTACTAGAACATACCCTCATTTCCCTGCCTGGTACTATCAAGCGAACGATGGGGAGAAGCTTGTTGTTCCTACGGAATGGGAAGAAGATAAGGGTCTAATACGAGTAGGCTTTGGTGGCACAGGCGCTATGATGATAAAGAAAGAAGCCCTACAAGTCTTACCTTTCCCGTGGTTTCAGTATGACTACACACAAGTAGGCGCTGGGGAATATATAAGAGAAGATACATACTTCAATAATATCTGTAGAGAGAATGGCGTGAAGGTTTGGGTAGACCCCAACATGAAGATAGGTCATTATATGCGAGGAAAGGTGGCAACAGTTGACGTATACAAAGACGCAGTTTCAGAGTTTGGACTCGAATACTTGCTTAATCATCGGAAACGGTAAAAGTCTGAACGATGTGCCGATGGAGTTTATGGATTTGTTTCTTACGTTTGGCGCTAACAGGGTTTATCTAAAGTATTCACCTACGTACTATGTTTGCGTGAACCCTTTAGTGGCAGAGCAGAACGAAGACGAGATATGTGAGCAGTCCAGAAAGTCAGTCAGGTCATTCGTTACTGCCAGAGTGCCGTATGCAAAAGAAAGTCCTCTTATAACGCCACTATGGTCTATTGGAGTACCTTTATTTTCGTTCAAACCAGAAGAGTGTGTCTGGGAGGGCGGAACAGTTACTTATGCTTCAATGCAGTTAGCTTATTGGCTTGGGTTCAAGACAGTGTTTCTAGTAGGTCTTGACCATTATTATGAGTATGAGGGCGAGCCGAATGAGGAGCAACTAATGGAAGGGGATGACCCTAATCACTTTGACCCTAGTTATTTCAAGGGGCAGAGATGGAATCTCCCTGACTTAGCTTCGTCAGAGGAAGCGTATAGGTTGGCAAGGAAGGTGTTTGAGAAGGACGGAAGAAAGATTTATAACCTCAGCACAAAGACAGCTTTGAGCGAGGATATTATTGAAAGGAGAAGTTTATGGAGAACAATGGAACAGTATGCGCAATAGTCAGCGCCTATAAAAGCGAAAAAGGGTGGCTAACTAGAAGGATAGAAGATTTAATGAAGTCCTCTATTCCGCCAAAGCAGATACCTACTTCAGTGCAGAAAGGAAGCACGGAGGCGTTGGAGTTAATACCCCTTATAGATAAGTATGTAGAGATAGACGTTATACGGACTGATGACATTCCAACTCTATATAAGACCTGGAATGACTTAGGTGCAATATGTACGTGTGATTACATAACAAATGCGAACCTAGACGACTACATTTACCACGATGGACTAGAGCGAATGTCAACTCTTCTCGACAGGAACTTAGATGTTGATGTTGTATATGGTAACGTGGAAGTTTGTGTTGAAAAAAGCTTAGAAATAGCTACTACTTTCAACTGGGTTGAGGGTGGGTACGAGGAGTTGAAGCATGGGTGCTTCGTATCTCCTATGCCTATGTGGAGAAAATCCCTGCATGACGAAGGCTACTGGTATGACCCAGAGCTTATAGCTGTCGGAGACTATGATTTCTGGCTTAGGTTAGCAAGGGATGGCAAGAGGTTTATGAAGGTCTATGGAGCGCCCGTAGGATTGTATACCGAAAGGCAAGAGAGCATAGCCCACAAGTATTCCAAGATAGCCATAATAGAAGAATCCATACTGATGGACAAGCACGAACCCCTTCAGATGATGAAGAGCATGGCGAAACTTCGAGACGAAGGCTGGGACTAATGACACGCGAAACACTACACATGTACCCGTCTATAAAGAATGATACCGTGTTTCATCAGTTGGTAAGCATCGCCGCAGTGGATTTCGGCGTAGCGTCTGTTATCATGCACAAGACATATTATGAACACCCCTCACAGTTCGTGAGGATTAGGTTTACGAGAGAGGAAGTCGATAGGCTGGTTGAGGCTTTACTTGAAACCCTCTAAACTGGTATAATATAGTATAGGAGAAACATGGGTATTATAAAAGAAGTACGCGAGAAAATGGTAGGAAGAATTGCTTTCGGCGATGCGCCTCTGGCTATGCTTATGGAGGCAGTGAACGAGCCTGGAGATTACCTGGAGATTGGAGTCTTGCACGGCGGAAGTCTCGTATGCGCCGCGCTTGCTAAGAAGGAAGCTAGGGTAGAGGGGAAAGTTATTGGAATAGACCCTCTTGATGGGTACTATGGATACGGAGCTCTAGACCCACTAACGTCCGTGCCAGTGCATATTGACACGGTTCTTGAAAATGTACATCGGTTCGATGTAGTAGACAGGGTTATTGTTATACCTGAGAAATCACATCCCTTTCCAAGTTCTCTTCAGTCTAGAGTGTTTTCGACTGTTCTAATTGACGGAGACCACGGTCATTTCATGCCTACTATCGACTGGCTCAATGTAAAGGACAGGACAACGCACAATATTCTATTTGATAATGACGAGGCGAAGTTTCCGTGTGTAGTAGATGTGTGCGCCTTAGTTACGCTTTACGGTGGTTGGCACAGGCGCAATTCTATCGGCAACTTGGTATGGTTTAGAAAAGATGGATAATGACTGAACACGAAGAGCAAGTGAAGGTGATACAGTGGGCGAAAGAACGGCAAGAAAGGATACCAGAGTTTAAGTGGTTATTCTCGATACCGAATGGCACTAAGACCACGTTCTACAGGAGCAAGAAAGGGGCTACTTACTCACCGCAGAAGATGTACATGAAGGCTGAGGGACTAAAGAGCGGTGTTTGTGATTTGTGTCTACCGTGTGCGAGGGGAAAATATCACGGTCTTTACATAGAGATGAAAGACGGAAAGAAGAAGCCCAGACCAACTCAAGAAGAGTTCATAGAATTTGTTCTTGGTGAGGGCTATCTTGCTATTGTGTGTACCAGCAATGGTCATGCTAAGTCAGAACTAATGGCTTACCTGAACCTGGATGGTGCTAATTATGTAGAAGATGAGGATGATTATGGAGAACATTAGCTATAGTTTATTGATACCAGACAAGTGGCAGAACGAGCTGATTGCTATAAAGGAACGTGCGACAAGGGATGCGTGGGCTATCGGTGATATTACGAATGTCCTGAAAGATTACCATAAGGAGGTTAAGACTGGGGTTTTAGCAAAAGATATCTGGTCTGCTGTTGGAGCGTTTGTTGGAAAGTCCGCTAGGACTGTAAGATTCTATGCTTCTATGGCTGCCATATTTATGTCTAATATTAGAGCGAAGTATGAGGTTTTATCCCACGACCACTTCAGATTGGCTTCTCAGTACATAGAGCCAGAGAAGGTGCTTCTGTATGCAGTCAGTAGGGTTGACGATTACGGAAGACCAGCTACTGTGGACGATTGCTACCAAGAATTCTTCGTACCAGAAGATAAGCTCTACAGTGGGGAAGAGCCGAGAGAGGCAACAATCATTGAGAAAAATCCGATAGTCACCATGATAATCGACCCGACATTAGATGTCATAGGCAGAATCATTGGTGTGCTATCGAAGCTTTCCGAGAAGTTCTATAACGAAGGCAACGTTAGTATAGCTGACAGACTTGCCTTGATAGCGGGAGAATTGTTAGCTGTACAGCACGACCTTAGAACTGAGGAATTGTAGTATACTTATCGAGTGGGTACAGGGTCTTTCATTCCCTGTTCTCCTCCTTTCTGGCGTGGGCGGGAGTGGTGTCTCGCCTGCGCTACTTTTATTTACCCTTGACAACTTGTGTCATACATGGTAATATATAGGTGGGCGAACCCTGCGCTCCCTGAAGAAGCACCCGAAGGGATAACTTGAAGGGTGTAAGACTGCGGGGGAGCGCGTTTAAGGACGCTAATCTCCCCCGCTCCTAGAAAGGAGCAAGTAAATGCGAGAGTGTCCATTGCCAACGGAGTTTGCTGAGCTACAAGGTAAAGTAGACTACGTAACCAAAGTAACTAGCACAGAGTACAGCGCATCCTGCCCAAAATGCAGAGGAGCAGTTCACCCTGACGGTAGATTCCCTGATAGGTTTAGGATGATGCTGAATGCACGAGGGTTGCACAAAGTATTTGGGCTATGCAGAAATTGTGGCTTTACTTGGTGGCAGGGGAAAGAGTCTGGCAAAGAGATAACAGAGGAAGAGTTGGAAGAATTGCGTATTGCGGCTGAGGTAAGAGAAAACGAAATGCTAAAACAGAGACGAAACATCGTCAGCCAACTAGAAAGAGAAATTCGATGGGTTGAGTATACGAACAACCTGACTCCCGAATTGAAGGAATACTACTATAAACGCGGTCTCAATGACTTCTGGATTTTCTATTGGATGCTTGGCTACAAGGAGGATACCCCAGTCTGGTTGAACAATGGGTATGTAGACGTCCCGTCTTGGTCGATTCCTCTTATAGAGCCGATAACAAGAAGGGTGAGACAGATAAAGCTCCGACTCGACAAAGGTGGTTTGCAGATAGAGGGCAAATATAGGAATGATTATAAAGGTCTCCTACCCTGCCCATTCTATTGCGACCTAGATAGTAACTCTCACGATGAGATTGTTATTGTCGAAGGCGAGTTCAAAGCTATGACTACTTATATAACACTGGATAGACTAGACGTCCAGTGCATAGGAATTCCAGGTAACTCACCTCACGAAGACATGATGAGAATTCGTAGGGCTGATGTAGTATACCTGATACTAGATGAAGACAGTTTTGTTCTGAAAGAAGGGCAAAAGGTTTATACATGGGCAAGAGAGGTTACTAGGGCACAGAGAATTATGAACATCTTGAAGGCAAACAAGTACATAAAAAAACTGAAAGTCATAAGACTGCCAGACAAGGTGGATGATATGATTCTCGACGGTAGGCTTGACAAAGAAAAACTAGAGAAGATATTCAAGGAAACTAAAGGAGAAAAATAATGGTTAGTACAGATATTACTTCAGAGAAAACTAAGTCACATACCGTCTATAAGACGTTTCAAGGGAAGCGTGTTTCGTCAGTTACCACTATCATTGGTGGTCAACTAGGCTGGAACAAGCGCGTCTTGATGGCTTGGCAGAAGCGAATGGCTGAGCAGGGCGAAGACCCTGACAAGATTCGTGACAAATCAGCAAGCATAGGGACACTTGCACACTATATGATTGAGTGTTACTTGCTGGATAGAGACCCAGAGATAGACGAGTATTCAAAGAACGATATTGATATGGCTACAAACGCTCTCAATGCGTTCGAGATATGGTGGAAGGAAGTAGACTTGGAATTTGAGTCTGCCGAGTTGCGCCTAGTTAGCCAGAAGCATGAGTATGGTGGAACGATAGACATGATTGCTAGAGATAAAGACGGCAACGTAGTCGTCATTGACTTCAAAACTAGCAACGGCGTCTACGCTGAACACATTATTCAGGTAGCGGCGTATATCCAAGTGTTCGAGGAGATGCGCGAGGAGAAAGTAAAAGAGACGTACATTCTCCAGTTATCTAAAGAGAGTGATTCATTCAATTACCATCGGATTGCAAAGAAGATGCTGACCGACGGTTGGCGTGTATTCTCTCTGCTTTTGAAACTGAAACCTCTACAGAAGAAGTTGAGGATGTAATGTTAGATAAACTTAATGTGGCAGTTCAGACTGAGTTAACGGACAGCTTCTTGCGCATGGTGGTGAAGTCGTACTTCAGGGAGAGAGAAGACTTATCTATTCCTAGTGACATTGAAGCTCTGTTATTTTTCCACTCCGAGGTAGGGGAGTTGACTGATGCTTTCGCTAATGAGATGGGCGACTGGGGCAGGAACGACAATAAGAAGGTTCGAAGCATTGAAGACGAGGTCGGAGACGTGTTGATGATGTTGATTGTGTTTTGTATTCAGCGTGGCATTGACCCAGTGAAAGCTATGATTGACAAGATGAAGAGAAAATTAGAGAACCACATCGAGGGAGAATTGAAGTAACCCTTGACAACTGTTGGCATATGTGGTATGATAAGTCATCGAGGTGTCAGGTTAAAATAACATATCGGTGCGCATACCCTGTGAAAATAACCGAACCTCAATCAAATAAAAAAGGAGACTATATTATGTCAATGGAGAAAAGATATCCAGGTCGTCTGAATATCCCTTGTACGCAGGAGATGGCAGACTTTGTTAGAGAACAATCTGGCGGAGATGGTAAGATGGCTCACTTTTCAAGAGAGCTTTTAGAGAAAGCCATCGCGGATTACAAGATTCACAACCCGCAGGTAAAACCAGACGAACTTATAATAGATACCGAAGAAAAGGAGTAAGCTTATGGCTGAGAATTTACTAAACGAAGCGCCTTGTGTTTGTTGGACGTATGTGTACGGCAAAGATGAAAACGGTGGGCTAGCTAAGGTCAATATTACCATGCGTGGAGCTGATGGTAAGAAAGCCTTTGATGAGCTCATGGAGCTTGAACAATACGCTGATAAGAGTTATGGCTTCAGTATGTATATAAAGGCTTCAACGTCTTATTCTTCCGCATCAAAGAAAGCGCAAGACAAAGACTATGACCAGTCTCAGTTACCCGAAGAGAACGTCAAGTATGAAGTCACTGCCATAGTGAAAGACGAAACAAGTGGTGGTAAGCATAACTTGAAGATAAGGGGCGGTAACTGGCAGAAGTTTGGACAGACGTGTTGGGTTGAAAAAGTCCCAGAGGTCTTGTCTGATTTCGTGGAATGGAAGCGTGGTACAGAGTTGACTGGGGAAGAAATCCCAGTAAGTATGACCTACGCTATCTTTGACCCGAACAAGAAAAAGATTATCGGATTCTCGGAGACTTAATCCCGAAGTCTGAGAATAACGGAGAGCCCTCCACCTATGTATCTATGCAGGGGGGCTCTCCCGTATATACAAGGAGAACATGAATAACGCCGTTCTTATCCAATTAGTTTTTCCAGGGGAGTATGAGCATTTGTTGGATTTAACAGAAGAAAGGCATACCGAGTATTGTAAAAACCATGACTTTGACTACTGGGCGCTACGAGAGCACGACAAAAGTATCGTAGGTGCGTGGGAAAAGGTGACATTACTACAGAGTGCGCTGGAAAAGTACAAGTATGCGATATGGCTGGATGCCGATGCATTTATCAAAGACACAAGCGTAGACCTGAGAGATGCTTGTGAGGTAAACGCGGTAGGTGCTGTGAAATTCCGAGCGCCACATTCATGGGGGGAGCACTATAACGTAGGTGCTGTTTATGTTTGCGATGGCGAGGATGCCCGAAGTTTTATTAATGAGTGGGCAGGCATATATACGATAGCAGGGGATTGGCAATTTGAGCAAGGTGCTTTCAATTTGATGAGTAATCATGGGGTTGTGTTTGAACTTCCTGAAAAATGGAATTATACAGTTGGGAGACATTTTGGGGACGAGAAAGTAGTCCTAGGCTTTCACAGTATAAGGGGCGTGGACGAGAAGTTGTTAGCTATGAAAAAGGAGATAATGTAATGAGTTATAAATGTGAAATAGGCGGCGAAGTTATGGGTAGAGGACAGAAGCCTAAGATGGTTACAGTTGAGACGCGTCAGAAGAAATACCCTGTTCGCGAGGATGAGTTGGAAAACGTGATTGACGAAGGCGGTATCGGATTTGAGACTGTCAAAGAGGTACGAGCCTGCCCAGCCTGTGCTGAGTATATGGTACAATAATAGAAAAAAGGAGTAACAAATAATGCCAACATTAAAACTTAGGAAAATGCGGATGTACGGTAATGAATTGATTCATGATGAGTGGGGTAGTGGGAATTGGTGGCGCTTGAATTTAATTCGACGGCAAGATGTCGAGGGTGACGAGGGTAACGTTGATATCGCTATTAACGCCAAGAATGAAGAGCTACAGAGGATTCACGAGGACGACATGGACACAAGCATAGTGTGTACTTTTGGCGCAGTGAAAGGGCAGCTGATTGCGATGGGTCAAACCAACCGAACGTTGTATGGCGCAAAGTCTGTTCTGATGCTTTACGAGCCTGGACTCAATCCAGTAAACGTGGACGCCATCAGGACGATAAAAGAATGGAAAGCGAACGGATTGGATTTCTTCGTGAACGTCAATAACGTTCCTGGTGCAACTAAGCAATTAGTTTACACATGGATAGACGGCGACGGCTTGAATCATCGGCTCAGGCAAGCTACTGAGAGCTTTAGGGATGAATACATGGCTTCTTTGCCTGACTTTGAAGCACCACCTGTAGTACTACCACCCGTAGTGCCACCTGTAGTGCCGCCTGTAGTACCACCTGTTTATCCTCTGAACTATCCCCCGATGATTAGTTTAGATGGAATAGAACGTATTCATGGGATACTTTTAGACAAGGTGATAGATTTGAATTTTGAGAGATTTACACCTGAAGTTATATTCTAGAACGTTTACATTCGGAGAATTGGCAGAGAGGTAATGCGTCAGCTTGCTAAGCTGTAGCCTACCGTTAGGTAGCGTAGGTTCGATTCCTACATTCTCCGCTTGGGGGGCGGTGCAAAGGTCAATTAAAACTAATTATGCCGCTTAGGCACTTAGCCCCCTAATGCATTACTCGTTGCGGAGTGGTGTCCGAGTCTGGCTTATGGTAGTTGTCTTGAAAACAACCGTGTGTAACAGCACCGCAGGTTCAAATCCTGCCCGCTCCGCCTTTTTACAAATAACAAAAGGAGATAAGATGTTGGGAATAAATTTTGGAAAGTTTTCTGCACATACTTGGTGGATAGGAAACGTATACGTGCGTAGCAGTAGAGTCTATACAAAGAAAGGTAAGTGGACTCCGTTTATGCTGATAACCTTCGAAATAGAATAACAGCGGTGTAGCGATTATCGCCACAGTTAGATGAAAAACTACTACGACATGTATCAAAAGCTAGAGAAGGAGAATCTCGCCTGCTTCAGGTGCGGTTCTTCTGTTGGTTTACAGATACATCACGCTGTCTACACTGACGAGAAGAAGTTCAAGAAGGTGATGGACTACTCAGAGAATCTTGTCTTAATGTGTGAGAACTGTAACGTTCACAACAAGGGGGATATAGAGAACTTCCATTTCAGGAATCTTGTGTACAACTACAAACAGAGGCTTGGGTATGACATGGAGTCGTGGCATGAGTTGATAAGAAAGAGAATCAGGGATAACTTTTATATAATGACCGATGAAGAATACCGCAGGGAAACAAAAAAGAGACTGTCTCCAGTCTCCTTAGTATTCAATAAAACCGTGCGCTAGGTTTGGGGTGCGTTCGCTTTACCAAACTCTTTAATCGTCACCAACCTAGGCTGAATGAATAGCTCCATCCTATACTCATCAGTATCGAAGTAGACGACATCTCCGATAGAGGGGCTTTTTGCTTTTTTGAACCTGCAATTAAGACTCCACATGTTCATTGCCTTCCCTGCGAGGAATATCTTAGCGTTCCCTGGTCTGTCAAACTCAGCCAACTCAACCCTGTCTTTTACTGTGTCGAGTCTGACCGCCTGTAGTATCACAACATAGTTTCTATTCATCATCGCTCATATCTTTCCAAACGCTCTCAACTTCAAATTGGTCTTTCAGCACTGCCATTACTAGATTCCATGCACTCTGATTACGGTTGTGGTCTTTTATACTGCCAGATTTACCTAATACAGGTATGTTCATATCTGCGTTTGGGATTTCATCTATGTAGTAATCATAGTTAGATACGTCCGCTAGGTCAGACGTGTTTTTCACCATCATTCTTGCAGTTCTTGTTCCATTTACCAGTATCTCTACTCTCAGCATTTTACTTCTCCCTTCTGGTTTCGTTTCTTACCCATATAAACGCATTTGTTAGTTTTGTTACTGCTCGTTCTTCGTGTTTTATTCCACCCTCTTTCATTTCATTTACCAAACAATGAGTAAGTTCGTGAACAAGCAAATTTTCAATTTCTTTTTTCGTTTTATTCATCAATCTTTTATATGAAATCTCTATCTTTGCGTATTGGTATTCCCAATAGACGTATACTCTCATTGCTGTAGTAAAAACTTTTTCGCCTTTATTCCCTTTTAACTTCTTGGTAAACATCGCGTCTATTGTCCAATCGCCCAATCCCATCCACTTAGTCCACCACTTAAAATATTTTCCTATTGTTTTCTTTAATTTCTTCTTGTTCATTAGTCTCCTTTCTGAAAACAAGAGAGGGAGCGCAAACTCCCTCTCTACTCAAGTAAAACAACACTCTTCCGTTAGAAAGGAATGTTTTCTTTTTTGTTGTCTCTAGCCATAGCCTGTTCTTCCGTGATGTCTTCTTCGTCGTTACCCTCTACTTCTGAAGGAATATCTTTCCCTAATAGTTCAGGTTTCGCTATAGCGTCTATCGCGTCGACAGCCGCTGTTACTTGTTTAGCTATATCTTCTTTTCCATCCCCTATAACTTCTATCGCGTCTTTAGCTTTTTGCCCTTTGTTCTTAGCTTCGACATCCATCGCCGCTTTTGCTAATATCTGAGCTCCGAGAGGTTCGAGGAGACGAGAAGTCATAAATTGTATGGGCATAGCTTTCTCAGTATCCGCGTCTTTCTTCTGGTATCCAATAATGATGCAGATACCAACGAGGTCTTCATTGCCCGTGATGTTTGAAAAGAGAGTGTGTTGTCGTACTGGTTTTTTCTCACTCTTCTGTCCTTTTTTCGCTTCTTTATTTGCTTTCTCTACTTCAGCGAAGAACTTCTTTACTTCTTCAACAGAGTCTCCAGATTCGATAGCGATGGCTTCGTATATTTTTTCACGAGCCTGCGCTAGAAGCGTGGCGACTACGGGGTTGAATGTACCCGTTTCTTTATTTTCATGTACTTGTTTAATTTCCATAATATTTCTCCTTTTTTATTTTTCTACCAATTATAAAATCTTAAGTATTGTACCACATATGACATAAGTTGTCAAGGGTGACTTACACCCCTTCCCATGCTTTTATCAATCTTTCTTTTGTATTAGGGCACTCGGCTTCATAGTCTGGGTTTACTTCACCAAGCACGAATTCTGCTCCGCGTATGGTGGTCACGACGCCATCCTCAGACACCGAAGTAATGATACACGCCACGATATTCGTCCCATCTTCAAACTCTTCATGACCATACACATTGCCTTGTAGTGACTGGTATCCAAACATCATGGTCGTAGACCAGTTCTCCATTCTATACTTCTTTGATTCTACTATGTTTATTACGTCCATCGTGTTTATTATGTCCTTAACCATGCCACACATTTCCATAGTTATTCCTTCTCACCAATAATGAATTTGTATGCCTTCTCTGCGTGACTTGCGGCTGATATTACTAGCGATGGGTTCTTCTTTAGAACTTCGAGCCAACCGTTTATACGGTCAGACTCCTCTTCCTCAAACCCACCCATGATACCGCAGTGTGCGCACAAGAATGCTGTCGTTATCTCGGCGATAAGTTCTTCTCTGCCGTAGACGTAAGCGTTAGTATCCGTATCAAGCTGTTGTCTGTTTAACCTGCTCTCTATTCCAGTGGAGTGAGCGAGTTCGTGGAACAGTGCTCTCCAGTAACCCTCTTTGGTCTCGAACTGCTCCATCAACGGCGTGTGGATTGTGTCCGTAGGCAGGTGGAACGTAGGTGTTTCCCTGCTCACTTCTAATACAGTGGGGGCAGGTAGAACGTAGTTGTTTACCATTTCCTGCGCTCTCTTGATAGCTGTACTCTTTCTAGGTTGGGGTGATTTCTTGAACGGTCTTATGTCCATACCCTCCACCTGAGTCACGTTATATAGGACGTAGTATCGCATGAATGGCACTGTCTTCTTCTTACCAGGCTCTCCGACCTTCATCGGATGCCACCAGACGACTGGAGTACCCTCTTCTCCTATGTCGATGCTACCACCAAGCTCGTTAGCGTTACTTGCGGTAACCCATCGGTTGTCCTCATAGCCTCTTGTTGCAAGGATAAGGCGGTTCAGCCCAGTGTAGGCGTGGCAGGTGCTGTGGTTGTATGGCGAGTCAGCCATGTCCCAGTACTTGTGCCATGTTAGCTCACCATCTTCGAGGTCAGTTACTATACTCTTGACGATAATGTCCCTTACTGCTGATTTGTTATCTTCCATTTCATACTCCGTCATGTCAATAATATTCCGTAAATCTTTGGCAGAATGTTTTAGATACGCTTTACCACCATCCACGGCAATAGCACCGCAGGGACACCAGACCATATCATGCCGAGATTTACTTTCAATGATATGTCCGCAAACCTTGCATTTAGCACGGTTGCGTTTTATCTTATTCATCTTTCGCCTTCTTGTTGTACTTCAAGAACATGACCTTCAGGACTGCGAATAGCAACCTATCCATAAACCACGTAGCTAGGTCATTGTCCTCAATCTCAAAGCGCTCGATTATATTCCAAGTCATTTTGTCTACCATCCTACCAAATAAGCCTCTAGCTTTCAGCACTGGCGGGCATATCAGAGCGTTCTCTGTGATAGTCCATGAGTCAACTAAGTTACCATCCACGTAGACGTCCATGTCTCCGTCCTTGATTAGCAGGTTGTATTTCCTGCCAATAACGGGAATCATAAACTCATCCACGCCCTCTTCGCTGAATTCTCTTATTATAATCATATTTTTATATTCTTTTTCATACGCTTTCATGGTCATAGTTTACTCCTTCCCTTCTCTTCTTTTCTTTCTTTCTTCCGTCCTTATCTTGTCAGCTCGTTTTTTCTTCATCTTTTCCAACACAAAGATGCCACGGTTGGTTACTTGCATACCATGGCGAGCCTTGTCGTGTTTTCTTTGTCTGCGTTTAGCTTTATCTAGTCCCATTGATTCTCACTCCTTTTGATAAGTGTGTCATCAGTATACCATATATGACAACAGTTGTCAAGGGTAGGATTATGGTATAATAGTACTGGAGTCATGCTCGCGAGAGTAGGAAGCAGACACCGCCTACGATTATAGGGTGACAATAGGCGGTGTTTTGCTTTTGTGGTGGCTGAGTCTGCCGCACACGGCGGCGTACCGTACCCCAGGGGGGTGGGGAGTGGGGGGGGGGGGGGGGCAAAAACCAAGAAAGGGGGGGGGGCGAGGAGGGGGGGGGGGGGAAGCCCGGGTGAAAGAAAAGGACGAATGAAGGGAAAAAAAGGGGGG